TTTTTTTTCGGTGTGGCTCTTTGCATACGTCAAAAATAGACTTGAACACACACGCACGCGAGGGGGAGGCTGTAAGTAGTTGAATATCAACTTAAAAAGAAAAAGATTGATTTTTGAAAAAATATTTTTCTTTCTGTTTTTTGGTTTTGGGTATGATTATGAGTGTATGAAAAAATGAAAGATTATTCAACTATCTGATTATCAATGTATTAGAATTGTTAAGAAACGACAATTGAATAAGAAAATTATTTTTTACTTTCAAATTTTGAATATACAGAGAAAAGAGGTTTACTTTTGTACAAAGTAAACCGTCTAACTAATTGAAATACAATGGTGTGATAAAAATAAAAAGATGAGGGAGGGTGTGCCTGCCGGTGCGAGGTGTATACGTGAGATGGGGGTAATTTTTCAAGTCTCGTTTTAGGATTTACTTACTTATCGTAAGTAAGTAAACGGAGTTCCAAAGACACCGTTCTCAGCTCCTTAATGATGGGTTTTGACTTATACAGAGAATAGGATGCTTTGCTTCTATGTATATATGAATAAGCATGAGGTAAGTAACAATGGAATACACAAGAGCTTAATAGCCAGCCCAATTTATTTCATCAACTGTATATGTTGGATAGGGAATCTTTATTGTCGAGGTGTATATATTACAATTGACGTTTTTTCGCCTGGTTGATTTCCGCTACTTATTTGATATTTTTACAATGAAAAAAGCGAAGCGGGAAAATCTCACTTCGCTTTTCTGTTTTTACTCATCAGGTTGTTCCGGTTCTTCGGGAGTTCCCGGTTCCTCAACTGAAGGAACCAGCCCTGTTGCTTCTTTGTAAATAGGGCGAGGATGGTTCCCGTGATTCTCTGTGTCGTGCAGGGGTGCATCGCTATGATTTGTGAACGGTGGCATGACGAGATAACGCTCTATCCAGTCTTTGTACTTCCATGCGGAGATTTCCCGGAACCATACTTCATAGTCTATCCAGTAAGCTTGTAGCATATTGGTGGTTTGCGGCATATCGAAGTAGGTCAGGTTGCAGCGTTCGTTAAGTGCCGGTTCCTTACCTTTTGCATTCTGAATGGCAACATTGATGCGCTGGAAGACCTCGAAGGGTTCACACTCCTTGTCCGGATCGCTATTGTTCAGGTTGTTCAGAATGAATCGTACCCGCATGGTGGCCCGACCTTCGCCGATGCGTTGCTGCTGCACCAGATAGCGGACGTTGACAAAATGGATAAAAATAGCCGGGAAAGCGACCTCCATCTCCATGTTTGTGTCACGAATGATGCGCAGGTACTGTCCGTTATCAATAGCAATAGTTTTGAAGAACGGTGGTGAAGTCGGAACTTCAGGATTCTCGCGAATGGTGAGCAGTGCCCGTTTGACGGCATAATACATTTCAGCAAACGGGTTCTTTACCACTTCCTCTGGTGTGGTAACTTTCCTATTCTCAGTGCTAACCGGAGGTGTTGCTGTGATGGCTTGTTGCTTATCTTTTATCATGTATGTGGGAATCCTTTAAAAATTATTGGTGTTAATACTGAATTTATATGTTCTAAGACTTTGAGGCTATGACCGATAAACTGCCTCTGTACGGGACGGCGTGATGAGTATTGGTTCACGGTATATAGTCCAAATTTGGGGTCGGTGTTGTGTACTGCTGCATAACTTTGATTGCGTCCCCGTTTCTTGCCTCGTTTACCTTTAATGGCCTTGCTCTCTTCACTCGTCCAAATGTCATAACTATAACGACGACGGTAATCCCGTTTCCCGAAAGCACTGTATGAACCGTACTGCCCTTTTTCTCCTTTAATCTTACTTTTCAGTTCTTCCTGATCAATTAGAACCGGATGAGTGAATTTCTTTCCCCATTTCGACTCACGAGGAGCCCATTTTGTCCCACTGCCGTAGAAGCCACCTTGGGTAAATGATTCTCTAAAACAACTTAAAGCATATTCACCCGCCTCTGTCGCAAAGTCCTCAGCATTCTTAGCCAGTATGCTGTGCCACTGCTTTGATCTTATATCCTTGGCCCAGAGATTACAGAACTGTTCTAAGGTTAACTTGCTCATGCGATACCGAATTTACGTTTGATACGCAATTTTATTGCTTCAACTTCAACGGGGACAGAGATGGCAAAGTACACATGCGCCTTTGAGAATATCCGGCCACCAGTGGCAAGACTTTCCGAGAACACCGGATTTACCTTTCCTTTAAAATCGGGTTTTAAGATAGAGCCAAAAACAGAACCGTAACCATCCGAGGTCAGATAACAGCGGCACGCCCATTCAATCGGTGGTATCAGTTCCGGCGGAAATTCACTCTTGAGGTATGATATGCCATCAAACGACTGGTGCCATGCCCGAACCCGCTCATCGTTCTGGGTGTTGAAAGTAACTATGCTGTCCATCGATATGCCCATCCACCATGCTGCTATGGTTGCCGAATGTAGTACCTGAGCATTTTCAGTTTCCGCATAAGTTTCGTTATACTTCTGGCACACCAACTCGTATGTTTCCATCTCAGCAAGGCTTAACGTGTCAGGTAGTTCTTGCATCATAGCGACCTCTTCGACTGCTGCGAAATCGACCAAGTTGTCGATGGCTGCAACCAATGTATCGCGTTCCAGTTCCTCCCGCTCGGTGAGGTGAATGTTCTTGCTTTGCAGAATCTCCAATGCCCTGTCAAAGTCAATGCGTAGTCCGGTAAGTGCCCGGCCTATCAAGAACGAAGCTCGAAGAGATATGATGTCATCGAATACTTCAAGCCGCTGGGCACTGTTTTCGTAGTTATACACCATACGGCGAAAGGCATCCAGAATCAGCAGGTATTCTTGATGCGCTTTGTCGCCTGATTTTATTTCAACTCTCTCTGCCATTTGTTACTGTTTTAGGAAGTTGGCAATTTGGCTGCTTCTGGAATGGCCGTAGCGTTTATAATATTCTTCGTCACTCATCACTCGACGGTCATTGTTTGACTTTGATCCAATACCGGAGCTGACTCCACCACTTGTCATCGGGACAGCGTTTAGCTGTTTACCCACGTTGATACCGAACTCTTTCTCGATCTCATCGGCTGAGACCTCGTATTTATCAGTGATAAGTTGGTAGAGTTTGATCCGGTCTTCGTTGTTCATCTCAATGCGGTTAGAGTATTTGAACTCTAATCCTTCCGGGATGTAACCCATTGCGACCAGACGAGGCATCACCTCCTCATTCATAATGTTTTCGATGTATCGACGATAGACCTCAATACGTTCCCTGAAAATATCTTGATGTGCTTTGGTGGAACCTACATAAGACTGGGTTGCACCCGCCATTGACTCAGAGCCCAAAATCAAATTGGAAACTTCACGATTGACGAACTCGATTAAGCTGGTGTATATCTTCTCCGAATTGGACATGGTGAAAGTCTTGATATCCACCTCATCTTCTATGCCCGTGATCACCACTTTGTTTTGAGCGGCATTTGCGATTTCATTGGCAAGACGTTTGCGGTCAGCGTTGCTCTCACTGACAGTCTTCCCATGAATGATAGGTTGTCCATAAGTATGGCTAAAGTTCACGTAGTTCGCAACCGTAAATTTCTTAGCCAGAATCAAAGGGGTTGTGGCGGAGAAAAGGCCGATGCCGCCGGAGTTTACCAATACATAGTTGGAACGATAGGCTTTGGAACTGACATTCCAATTCGGAAGCCAAATGCCCTGCCGCTTCACTACTGTGTGCTGGTCTGGCAGAACGTTACGTCTTTCGATGAGATTGACCTCTGCCAGTTTTCCGGTCTTGGGGTCAATGTGTGGCATTATCTCAATCAAGGAAAAACCATAGAGCTTTGACTCTACGATTCCTTTTATGATTTTATCAAATTGGGAACCTTGAACCCTCTGTGTATATTGGATATCCTTAACATACTTACCCTTGTCATTCATCCGGGCAAGCATATACCTGTCACCGAGAATCTGGCTTTCAAGTGTTTCAATAACGGCCCGGATATGGGCATCCTGCTCCAGACAAGCTTCGTATAAATCTACAAGTCTTGAACGGTCATCAAGTATGGTTCCGAGTGTTATATCCTGCCGGACGGATTTATATCGGTTATTACGTTCAATCTCTCGAACGTATTCCGTGATGGTCTTTTTAGAGGTGCGAAATATACTCTCAAGTAACTCACCATTGAAAGAATTTTGGGCTGTAACTACCTGCATGTATCTGATTTTCTAGCAGAATAGCCTTACGCACATAAAAAAGTTGAAAGTAAAATCAGAGTATCTAAACAATGCAAATGTAATTATATCATAAACAGTTACTTAGTCAGTGATTTATACGACATTAAAGTATATCAAAAATAGCTACTTTCTTGCATCTAACACGCTGTACAATAGGTATTTAGCTAAATAAAAAAGCGTTTTTTTTGAGTGAATTATCTATCTTTGCAGCGTAATTATTAACTGTAAAAACAAAAATGAGTATGAATGAAACTTAAAACCGTGACTTCCTTTACTTTGAAGTATAGGGAATTCCCGGAATTGCTGTTTGGGAAGTCCGAAAGTGGCACTGTATATTTTGATGCCACCCTTTATGTTCTTCAGAAAGGAGATTCACAGAAGCATTCACCAGTAGATTTCATTCGCAAGTTTACACACTGGTTTGAAAGTGTAAAAGCGGCTTATGAGATACCTGACAATGAGGTTGTGATAACGGATGAGGCAACCGGACACGTATTAATTGATGAGTCGCTGGCTTTACTCTTTGTGGCATATATTGACCCTGCTTTCGGGGTATATATGCTTGAACGAGTTTCAGAGATGCTTCTGGATGGTGTAGCACTTTCGGACACCCGAATCATGCAAATGATCAGAGATAGATTAACGAAAGAAACATTATCTAATTTAATTGAAGATTTATGAAACGAAGTCCATTTCACAAACCGAAGCCGGTTTTAATTTTTAATGGAGCCTATGTTCTGGTAGGCATAACGCGCTCCATTCGTAGTGCCTCCGAGATTTCCGGAGGCAACCCGCAAGCCATCTCGTTCGCCTGCACGGGGCGAGCCATTTCTGCGGGTAATTTTTATTATCGCCATATCCATCCCGACATCGAAATAGAGATTACGGATTTGGATACGCTCAAGTTACAGGAATACGATAAAATGTGTAATGTAGAGCGGCGATACCATTCTGTGCGGGAAATGGCCCGACGCAGGAAAATAGCAGATGATAAAAGAAAAAACAATTTAAACGATGACGCGGATGAAAACAAATAGTAGTATGGGTGTTATCCGTTTTGAGGATGCGCCGATCAGAGTGATATACAGTTCACAAGAAGCGGTCGAGTGGCTTTGCCTAAATGACTTACTTAAGGTTCTTGACCGCACTTGTATGATGGACAATGGTACGGCAATGAAACTTTGTCGTACTTCCTTTCGAATCCCCTTCAAAGATGGAGGGCGGAACCGCTGGGGTGTAAAGCCCCACGATGTACATAACTTGTTGCGTGTGGTGCAACCAGAAAATGCGATTGTCGGGAAGTTATGCGAACGGATGCAACAATGGGTCAATGACCTGCCTACCTCAATGGTACAGAGTAAACGGAAATCCTTGTCAATCCCGACTGGAGAGCCCGTGGTGTTTACCTATCAGGATAAATTTCCCAACACGTTCAAGGCCGACAGTGGACGAATATATGTCAATGCCACTCAGATGGCCAAAGGATTTGATAAATTACCTTCGACATGGCTTACGCAGTCTTCCACGACAGAGTTCAGATCTGCCCTGGTCCGGGACGGCAAATCGCTCTCGATGGAAAGCCAGGTAATGACTACTCGCGGTCATTACGGTGCAACATGGATTGAAGAACCTTTAGCGATGGAGTTTGCCCGTTGGCTCTCTCCTGAGTTTTCCGATTGGTGCAACGAGCGCATTAAGGAACTTGGTACAAAGGGATATGTAACACTTGTTCCTGCCAAACGGGAACATCGGAACTCATTCAGCGAAGCCGTTGGTAATTTTCCTGTCCCTCAAAACTTTGAAGAGGCGTTGATGCTGGCTGCCGACCAAGCCCGGAAGATACGGGAAGATGAACCCAAAGTCACTTTTTACGAAGAGTATGTCGAAGAACGCGATCATTTCAAGAGTTCCCGGATAGCGGACGAACTAGAAATCAGCACCGTACAACTACATCGGTTCTTGGCGGAGAATAACATCATCAAGTTTGAGGGTTATCGCTGGGTCGTTCACACTCCCTATCAGGCTCTTCAATGTGATGTTCCCTATATGTGGGAAAAACAGGATGGCAAGATTTACCCGACAGGTTCGGTCAAACGATGGACGCAGGCCGGACGTGAGTATATCATTGAGATGTGGCGTGAACAACACCCGGAGTTATATTCTAAGAAGCGGTAAGATGGCAGAGAATGTATTGCAAAAAATCATCCGCAAGACCGGACGAAAGCCGAGTGTTTGTAAATGCCAGGCGTGCAAGAATCAGTGTCGGACTCCATGTCTGGGAACGCCGCATGATATTTTGAAGCTAATTGAGGCTGGTTACATGGAGAACCTGAAACCGACCTACTGGTGTGTCGGGCTGATATTGGGAAAGCTGAATTACTCCATCGCTATGGTTCAGGCTGAACAAACAAACGAGGGATGGTGCGTGTTTCACAAGGACGGGCTTTGTCAGCTACATGATTTGGGCTTGAAACCGACTGAGGGGCGGCTTTCCCGTCACGATATAAAGCCGGAGAACTATGTTTTCAGCAAAGGACTGGCTTATAACGTGGCTAAAGAGTGGTTGGATAGCAGTAATTTTCCTGTAGTCCAAGAAATTTTCAGCCGTCTGGATGTCTTGGTTCAAGTTGAATCGGAGTTACTGGGGCATAGTTAAGTGTTCTTGTTTAGTTGGAAAATGTATTTGCTTTATAATCAATAAAATAGCTTTCATGTGAAAGTTCGGCAACTACCATGTATATATAATACATATATATTACCTATAACTACTACTATCAAGAATTACTAATTTCACAAGGCTTTAGACTTGTGAAACACATAGGGAGAAAAGGTATTATACCTGAACGTAAGTGAAGGTTAATACCTTTTCGACCCTCTTATTCTTCTCTTTTTATCATAGTTTCCTCTTTAGAGGGAACTATGATATTCTCCCTGTATTGTGATAAGTAACAAAGAAGACCTACAATCTCAGTTATTGTAAATAAACTCTTTCAGTATATAAATACCAATATGCAAACACTTGATTTCCAGTATAAATATTCTTTTAAAGAAAATAATAACCTTCAGGTTAATCTTTTTAGTCCCAAAATCCACTATCCAATAGGTACAACTCTCAGATTTCTTTTAACTGCTATAGATTGTCTCAAAACTCAATGAATTTATGAATAACATACAAACTTTCCAGTACGACAATAATCCGGTTTCCTTCCAGATGGGAGAAGGAACCAGAATGCTTAACGCCACCGAGATGGCGAAGAAATTCGGCAAACGTCCGGTAGATTTTTTGAAATTAGACCAAACCAACGCATTTTTAGCTGAATTTTCCAAAGTGAAGGAAATCACTTTGGCTGATTTAGTGATAGTTAAGAAAGGGGGCAATACTTCAGGTACATGGATGCACGAAGACGTTGCCCTCGAATTTGCCAGGTGGCTTTCACCCATGTTTGCCATCTGGTGCAACGACCGCATCAAGGAGTTGTTGCGCTTCGGCCTGACCGCCACCGAAGAGATGCTACTCAAAGCGGCTACCGATCCCGGCTTTGTGCTAGCTATGGTGGAGCATGTCAAGGAGAGTCGAGAGAAGAATCGGTTGCTGGACGAGAAGAATAAAGAGCTGGAAGCTCAGGTCGAGCAGAATGCCACGAAGGTGCAGTTTTACGATAACTTGCAAGAGATTCGGCAATGGGATGAGGCTGGTAAAATACACAACGTCAGTAAAATTGCCCATGAACTCGGAATGTCACCAGCGGGTCTGAATAAGCTACTCATCAAAAAGGGAGTGGCTATCAAGATTGACGGATCGTGGTATATTGCCGAAAGGCACAAAAATGCCGGTTATGCCGTTGAACGAAAGACATTCACCCAAAGGCTTAACGACGACGACGAAATGATTCCTGTTGAAGTAACTTATCTGGCATGGACGAGCAAGGGTCGAGAATTTATCCATTCACTTATCGAAAAATAACTTCTGAACTATCCGATAAGAACAGAATTACGGTCCTTCCCAAGCGGGCAAAGTGTAACAGCTTTAGCCCGCTTTTTCGTTTTAAACCTTTCTCCGAAAAAGCGGCTATTCCTTCCCAAAGGCAATTTTATGAAGACAGAGAAATTTCAAAATATCCTTGGGGAGGCAAAATGTGGAGAGGTTGCAACCATCCGCTTTTTCGGCAAAGTGACCGAAGAGTCCACTTCCCAATTCAACGCCGAGTTCGACTTTCTCGAAAACTGCGTGCGTCCATCCTTGGTTCGGGTACTAATCAACTCCGAAGGCGGTTCGGTACTGTTTGGTATGACCACTTATTCGACTATCAGTAATTCCAAGATACCGACTGAATGTGTGATTGAAGGTATTGCGGCATCTATGGGTTCTATTATCTGGGCGGCTGGTGATGTGTCTCTGATGCGTGACTACGCCATTTTGATGATTCATAACCCATTCCAGCCCGGAGAGGGTGAGGACGAGAAAGAACCCTCGGATCTTGTGAAAGCTTTTACCAAGCAAATCGAAACCATTTACCGGAAGAGATTCGGACTCAAAGCCGAACACATACGCTCGATAATGACCGGAGAAGCAGACCGGGACGGAACATTCTTCGATGCGGCTTCTGCCGTGAAAGCGGGTATCATCCCGGCTGAAAATGTCCTGCATACCTCGAAACAAATTTGCGATACAGTCAAAAATCAACTCTCAGGATTGGAAGACACTTCACGTATTCAGGACTTGATGCAAGGAATCAGTGCGGCTTTGCCTCCTGAAATCGGCATTAAACTTTTTGAAACGCAAACACCTAATCTACCCCAAACAGATAATACCCAAAGCATGAGTACAGAAAAAAACAACTCTCCAGAGTACGCCGCAGTTGCCGCGACACTGGGAATGAAAGAAAATTACGAGGTCAAGGATGTAATGGCCCGTATCAACTCCTTGGTGGCTGTCGAAGCGAAACTGAAAGAGACGGAAAAATCTCTGGCTGATGCCCAGACGGTGATTGCCGGAAAGGATGCGACCATTACCAACCTTCAAAAAGACCTTTCTACGGCAACCGCTTCGCTCACTACCTACCAACAGAAGGAGGCAAACGGGAAGAAGACAAAGAATGAAACGATGATTGAAGCGGCTATCGTGGCCGGTAAAATCTCTCGTGAAACAAAAGCGGATTGGTTGGCCATGGCCGATAGTAACCCGGAACTGGTGGAAAATACATTGAACGGTATCCCTGAGCGTGAGCAGATTTCCAAGGAGATTGCCGCTGACCCCGCCAACATCCAAGCTGCCGCCGCTGCCGCTACAACAGTCGAGGAAAAGATGGCTGAGAAAGTAACACAGGTAGTAGGCGAAAACTTCGAGTTCAAAAAGATGAAGTAGTCCATCTATATCAATTGACGTGTCGTGAGGGACACAACACCCGTAAACAGCGCATACGGTAGTGCAGATTAAGCTGATAAAAAGAATAATCAAAAAACTACCATAATGGCTGATACATTTGCACAGAACGGTTATAACGGTGAGGTACTTGAAGACCTGCTCACCTATACCGCACAGGGTAACGACACCTACAAGGAAGGTCTTATCCATATCAAAGCCGGAATCCAGCACAAGTACACGCTTCCGGCCATCAAATTAGGTGACATTATTCAGGATAATGTTCCCACCCCTACAAGTAACCACGGTGCCAAAGGTGCCAATGGCGAGAATGAGTACACGCTTACAGAGCGTTACCTTGAACCTTCCGACTTTATGGTCTATCTGGAGTTTAATCCTCGCGACTACGAAAAGTATTGGAAGTTCGCGCAGCCTGATGGTAATCTGGTATTCCGTGAACTCGACCCAAAAGTTCAGGCAACGATGCTTCGCCTGTTGATGGACAAGAAGAACGAGTATATTGGAAATGCCATCTGGACTGCCGCCAAGGGAGGCGCCGCCAGTGCAGGTGTCACTGCTCCGGCAGACTCTATTCAGATTGGTCGTGGCAAGGAGAAGTATTTCGACGGTGTTGTGAAACGCATCATTGACAACGTGAATGCCACCGATGCCGAAACCATAGCCGGAGGGCAGTGCATCGTATCGGGTAATACCGAGTTGACAGATGGTGCGGCGGTCGAAAAGGCGTTGTATGCGATGTGGAAGAAGTGCCCCAAGCAGATTCGTAAAAAGACCAGCCTTGCCTTTGTGATTGGCTGGGATGCGTGGGACGCTTATGACCAGTATATTTCCGATAAGCAGGTGAAATACTCGGAAAATACCGAGGTGAACCGCTACCGCTTTAAAGGCAAGCGCATCATTCCGATTGTCGGCATCCCTGAGCACACCATCGTCCTGGGTGAGTTCTCGACCGGCATGGAATCAAATCTTTGGATGGGCGTTGACTATGCGAATGATGCGGAGGTTCTGAAGATTGACCGCCTGCAATCCAACTCTGAACTCTTCTTCTTTCAAATGCGCATGAAGATGGATATCAACCTTGTACGTCCGGGTGAAATCGTAGTCCACACTGCCTACAAGAAGACTGTCTAAGACTCACTATCATTCATCAACGGGGAGGTGGAGCAATCTCCATCTCCCTTTTTCAAATCCAGAAGAATCATGGCTAAACAGAAAAATCAAATAGAAGAAAATGCGGCTCCGATAGAGGGAGCCGAGGCCTTTCTGGGAGCAGAAGCAGATACCACAGCTCTCACATCCCAACAGGAACCTGCGACAGCACCGGCACCCGCTCCCTCCCCTGAAAAAGGGGAAAAGAAATCGGTGGCAGAAGAACCGGATAGCTACACGCTTGATGTACTCAAATCATTCCCGATGAATGAATCCCTGTACGTGGACAAACACGGAGGAGCCTTTACCGCTGATACCCCCAAATTAATCCGAGGTAATGCGGTACTTTATAAAAACCCCTTTTACAAAAAATAAATCATGGCATTAGGAAATGTAATCATAAAAGACGTTGACGGGAATATCCCGTACAGCGGTGTATCCGGTCAGGAAAAAGTGACCGGGTTGCTCTTCGATGTTTCTCTCCAACCCGAACTCTTCACTGCCGGGTACGGAAAGAACAATGAGAGTAAACTTAAACTAAACGATGTCCTGTATGTAACGAATTTCAAATCGGCGATTAAGGATTTTGGTATCATTGAGCGCATAGAAACCACAGAGGATGACGAGAACAACGTCAATTTCCTACATGGCATTCCTGCGTATCATATCCGTGAGTTTTTCCGTATGTCCGGCAATGTGGATGGTAACGGCAAACTCTACGTGATGTTTGCTGATTGTTCGGCTTCATGGGACGCTATCGATGCGATGCAGCGAGTAGCCGGAGGAACCATTAACCAGCTTGGTATATGGACAGAACAACCCCTGTGGAAGTTGAACGGTGCAGAGGAAAAGTACAACCTCAATATCGTTAAAACCCTCAATGGCAAAGCGGTGGCAATGGCTGACCAGCATCAACCTTTGTCAATAGTGCTTTCGGCTAACCCGTCTAATACAGGTAGTAGCACGAGCGAGGGTAAACAGATTGACTTGAATAAGATCCCGACCGCTATCTGTGAGTCGAGTCGTATCAGTGTTATTTTCGGTCAGGCTCGTAGTTCGAAGGTGTTGACGATGCAGAAACGCAATGTGAACAACACTCCGGTAGGATTTATCGGCGCGATGATGGGAGCTGTTGCTCGTGCAAATGTTCAGGAATCGGTGGCTTGGGTTAAGATGTTCAACCTCTTTGATGATGACTTCCAAGATATTGAGTTAGGCTTCGGAGACATTAATCTGACCGGAGGAGATGAGTTTGTAAGTCTGAATATGTACGAATCGTTGTCGCCGGTATTGCTTGATGACTTGGATGAGAAAGGCTACATCTTCCCGATGAAGTATGCCGGACGTGAGAACGGCATCTACATCAGCAAAGACCAAACTTGCTCAATTGGGGACTATCGAACTATTGCCCGAAATCGTACTATCAATAAGAGCCGTCGTTCCGTGCGTGCCACTTTACTGCCTTATGTGAACTCACCTCTAATGGTCAATCCAGCAACAGGCTTCCTTGCTCCATCTAAGATTTCAGCCTTTAAAACCCTCATCGGTGATATCCTTGCTAAGATGCAAGCGGCTCAGGAGATCAGTGGTTATGCTGTCAATATTGACGCAAACCAGAACGTGCTCATTGATGACACGCTGCGTATCTCCTATGTGATTGTTCCGGTAGGTGTGGCAACGAAAATTTATGTTGAGGAGGGCTTATCACTAACCGCTAAATAATTAATGATATGGCAATTATAAATAATGTAGCTTACTCATGGTCAATGATTACCCTCTCATCGACTGCCCTTGGAATCGAGGAAGGAAGTACCACGCTTGAGGGTGTCTCCGGAATCAAGTGGAACAAGAAACGTAAGATTGAATCAAACTACGGTATGGGAGGAAAGCCTGTCTCACGTGGTTTCGGAAATATCTCCTATACCGCATCAATCACGATGGATTATGCCACTCAACAGATGCTTAGATCTACCTATGGTTCATTGATGGATATTGGTGAGTTTGACTTGATCGTGTCGTTTGCCAATCCAATGGCATCGGATGACTGGGCGACTACCACCGTCACACTTAAGGGGTGTATTTTTGCAGAGGATGGTATGGAGAGCCAGCAGGACGATACGAACATCACAAAGGAGTTCGATTTGAACCCGTTTGACATCCAGATTGGCGATGGCGATACGATTTAAACTTTTCTGAAAATAATGCCTATTCTATCTGTGAAAGTTTGATACACTTTTTGTTCATCGTTTTAATTTTATTGGTTGAAGACCGTCGCTCGTGAGAGTGGCGGTCTTTTAAAATCAACCAAATTATGCAACAAGGGCTATTCTGGGTATACATAAACACATTATTAGAATGAATGTAACTTTTGAAGGCAATTCTGCGACAGGTAAGAATCAATGGCTGACTCCACCGGAACTATTAGCTAAACTTGGGCAATTTGATTTAGACCCCTGCGCTCCGATAAACAGACCTTGGCCAACAGCAACCCAACATTACACAATCGAGGATGACGGATTGAAGCAACCGTGGTTTGGAAGATGCTGGGTGAACCCACCCTATGATACTCAGCTTATCATTCAGTTTATAGAGCGATGTGTCGAACATAAAAACGCCATTGCTTTAACTTTTTCCAGAACAGAAACCAAGCTCTTTCAGGAACTCATTTTTAAGAAAGCACATTCGATACTCTTTATCAAGGGGCGATTATCGTTTCATCATGTAACGGGCGAACGTGGCGGTACAGCCGGAGCACCATCATGCTTGATTTCTTTCAATGAAGTCAATAGCGAGATATTGAAAAGCTGTGGTATCAAAGGGAAATTCATCTTGCTCTAAACCTTTTGCAAAACATACTCCTACTCTGAGAGTGAACATTAATATTCAAAATCATGGAAGAAAAATCATTGACACTGATCCAAGAGGAGCAAATCAGAAAAAGAGCATTGGAATTGAAAGCAGAAAAGAAACTGCGTAAGGTTTATCCGATGGTAGTCTTCGGCGATACGGACTGCGAAGAAAAAGAACTATACGTGGCTTATCTTGCCGAACCTACATTCCCACAGTTCAGCAAATTCATGGCTGCCTCAAAGAAGGATGAGGTCACAGCGATGCGTACCCTTGCCAAAGACTGCTTTATCGACGGAGATAAAGAGCTCGTAGATAACGAATCTCTGTTTCTGTTCGGCCTGATGGGACAGTTGTCTGAAATCATCACCACCCGTCAAAGTACACTGGTGGGTTTATCCAAAGCTGGGAAGTAAGCGACGAGCAACGCATCCGTCAGCGGATTATCTACATCCGCCACTACTTTCCCGGCGTGAACTTAAATGACATCTCGGATGAAGAGTTTGCAATGCTTTCCGAGGAGGCTCTATGGCTACATCAGCAGATGACCATGAGTCGCGTGAGTAACACATTTCTTGCACAAACACAAAATCCTTAATTGACTCTTGCCAAGCTCCTGTCGGACAATTCTGACGGGGGCTTATTTTTTTAATCGGATTTGATGTTCTGGGGCTATTCTACACCAAAATCAGACTTATGGCCCAAGAACAAAATTATACGGTCAGTTATAAAATAGATGTAGAAGCCACTCAAGGTACGCGACAGGTTCAAGATTTTGCCAATGCGGTAAAAAGCTTGTTGATAGCGAAAAACGACATTACCCCTGCACTTACGAACATCAAGAACATGATGTCTGAGATTGATAGGGTATTTCGGACCAAGAGCGGCAAAAAACGGGATTATAACTTTAAAGTAAATATTGAGACGAGTAAGACCGAAGAGAAACTTACCCGTGTCAAAACCTTACTATCCGAAATAGGGGAATTATCCAAAGGAATCAATCTGACCATCAATGCCGGTCAGCCTTTGGATTCCAAGACGATAAAAGCCAAAGCTAAGACGCTCTTGGATAAAAAGTTGGCAGAGGAGCGAAAGGCGGCTATTGACAAAAGTGCTGCTGACTCCGTGCGGACGATGATGGATAGCCAGAAGAGCATCACTAAAGTGGTTGGCAAAATCAATGCTGCACTGGTCTCACTTGAGAAAGGCAGAGAGGTTAATATCAAAACCGATGTCGCCAAGCAGCGTCTTCAGGAAATCCTTGCTTTGATGAATCAGATAAAAGGAGCCTCAAAGATGACTCTCGGTATCGGTATGGGGTCTCCCGGCAAAGGAACAACAACCGTTGCTCCAAATCATATCAAACCGCCTTTTGTCTATAATCCTCAGCGGGATTATGTGATGCCGCAGGCAGTATCGGATAAATTGCAGGAAAGGCTTATAACCGGGCGTGCGCTCAGGGCACAGAAATCTGAGTTCGCCCGTGCTGATGAGGCTGCCAAACTGAATATGCAGCGAGCCCTTATTGAGGCTAAAGGCAAGGAATGGGATCGTCAACGTATTGCCAGAAGCAATGAAACAAACCAGCGGCGTGCGGAAGCCGAAGCTGCCAAAGCTATCCGTGAGAAGACCCGACGACAAGAGCAAAGTGCGGCACAGGCAGTAACGGCAGTAAGGCAGCAACAACGAGCAGCCACACTTGGACAAACCAACAAACAGCGGGCGGCCATTAACCGTCTGCAATATGTTCGTACCCCGTCCATCCGTAACCTGCCGATGATGCACATGTTCAATGCCTACGCTATGTATGGCATGATGCGCAGTCAGATTACTCAGGCGGTTGAGTATTCCAACATAATGACTTCGGCTCAGAGTATTCTGCGTGTAGCCGATAATGACTTGACCACCTTTGAAAATCGTTTTGCGAAGATGGCTCTCTATGTTCGTAAAATCGGCGTTGAGACCAAGTTTACTGCTGTTGAGGTCGCCGGAGCGGTCAAGTACCTATCAATGGCTGGTATGGGTATAGAGACCATCAATGAGTCAATCCGACCAATCACCAACCTTGCACTCATAGGCGATAATGATGTATCCCAAATAGCCGACCTTGCCACTAACATTATGGCCGGGTATGACATAAAGAGTAACAGCATGAATTCAGTTGCCGATATTCTGGCTTCGACTATTTCCCGTTCGAATGTGAATGTGATCGAGATGGCTGAATCTTATAAAATGGCAGCAGGTTATATGCGTTTGGCTGGCGTGGAGTTC